CGCGGCCTTGGGGACGTGCTTTTTAGGCTTGTCTGGATCAAAAAACACTTGGTGCAGTATTGGGCGGATTTATGCGAACGGTTTGGTCAGCCTTGGGTGGTCGCCGAGCTTGATCACTTGTTGGGTGCCCTTGGCGCGAACCTCGGCACCGGCTGGAATCAGTTTGAGGACCGGGTAAATAAATATATCGACTTGCTTGAGGGCATGAGAGCGCGAAACGTCTTTGTGCATCCCAAGGTGGACCGGGTTAACATCCAGGAGCATGGAACAGCCAGCGAGAATATAATCGAAAAGTACATCCAGTACATTGACGGGAAAATACAGCTTGTGTTGTTGGGCGCGGAACTCACCACCGGTGCGCCATCCCAGGGCAGTTATGCACTCGGACAGATACACCGTGGCGCGACGCAGACAATCATTATGTATAATCGAATTCGCTTACAGGAAGTTCTTGAGCGCGACTTGATCTATGATTTTATCCTTCGGAACTCCATGAACCTTTTCCGGCTAGGCATTCCGATGCCCCGTCGCAGCGAAATAAAACTTGATATACAGTCGGAATCAGAGGAGCAGAAAGAAGAAATGATGGAACAAATGGGCGCTAGGGGCGCCGACCGGGCGGAGAGTGTAATCGGAAAGGCGGTGTCATGAAAACGGTTTGGAAGCGCGGAAACTATGAGGTCCGTTATTATCAGGAGTTCGGCGGATATCTTTTCTGGGATTGCAGCCAGGCTAGAGGCCGCCCGTTGTCGGCAAAAACTATCGCTAAGCTGGGTAACTACAAGGGATCGCTGTGTTACAAACAGCGTAAGCGCGACGGTAAAACCATTGCGTATAAGCACAAAACGAACGCCGGGCGCGTAGAGGCACGGCTAAAAAAGCAGACTGCGGCGAAGAGGGCTGGCGAAAAAGTTGAACGGCAAAAACTTGCCGAATACAAAAAAAGGCAGAGAGAACGCATCAAGGCCGGTGAGAGTGTGCAGCGCAGCGCGCGCCCGCCAAAGAAGGGGGAAGACGGGGCCGCTGTAGATGATGGTCGCCCCAGCTCCCTTGAGGAAAGGTTTAGAAAAGAAAGGACTCCGCAGGGCAGAGAAGAGCTAAGGCAGGAGTCCCTCCCACCAGGATGGGACAAAAAAATCTTTTCTTATTATAAGGGGCCAAAATCCAAGATGGAATACACGCGCGAGCAGGGCAAGCTGGCGGAGGTGTGGGACTCAGCGCAAGAACTTATACAGCAGTACCGGGACAAGAAAGAGGTTTTGGACACAGCGGTTCTCCAAAAAGATTTGCGAAAAAAATATTATTTGACGGAAGATAACTATAACCGTTTTATGCGGAGAATAGCCCCAACCGTCCGTTTTGAGCATTCGCGCGAGCTATATAAGCCCGGCGACTTTATGCTTGGTGGGATGAACTATAAATATATTACGGACTTGTGGGGCGGGAAGGCTGCGCCAGCCCCAAAGGACCTTGGGAAGAGCTTCGCTCTTGGAGAGCCTAGTCGGCAACCTCTTTTGCAGAATGATCGGGAGAAGATTCTCGGCAGCTTAATAAAAGAAAAGCTGAAACACGAGACTGTGTTAGATATCCCTGATCTCCGCGTTTCAGCGATGGAAGAAACGGGGATGACAGAGAGGGAGTTTGATGATTTTTTGCGTGGGAATATCCGGTCGCTCAGGATGGAGGGACCCAGAGATGCGAGTTCGCCTGGCGGAATTAAGGCGGGCGGGCACGACTACTATTATATAACGGGGGAATTTTCCCGCAAGAGGAAGTAATATGGAGCCGAAAAAAAGATATTCCTGGGCACAAGGGCCAGACGGGAAATACTCAATCTTCCAAGTAGAAATTTTTCGTAGCTACGAAGATGTTGACGGAGGGCGTGGCAAGGTTGACGACGATGACGCTGCTCAGATTTTGAAAACGTTCGAGCAAGAAAAAAATTCCGGGCATTACCCGCCCGTACACGTCTGGCACCATAACCCGGAGGACCCTACAGAGAACCGCCCGAGGGTAGGTTATTTCGACAACCTCCAATATCGAGACGGCATTTTTTATGCTGACATGGTGCATATATCGCCGGAGAATTTTCAGAAGTTTCAGGACGGAGAATTCCCCTATCGATCCTCCGAATACATCCCAGTGCCACGGCCCAAAATCAAAAGTGTGGCCCTGCTGCAAAGTCAATCTCCTTATTTTAAATTTCCCATGATGTTTTTGGCGGACGATCCGTCCGGCCCTGTGCCGGTGGATATGTCTTATAGTGAGAGATCAGCAGTTATTATGTTTGCGGAAAAAAATGAAAGCGAGGTAAAAAATATGCCTATTCCGGAAAACCCTGAAGGCCTGCCAGAGGACGAAGTTCTTGGCGACGATGTCCCCGGCGACGATGTGCCCGGAGATGATGACGACGAGGTAGAAATTGAAGATCCCTTTATGGCCCTCAATGAAAAGTTAGATCAAATTATGGTCCTGCTGGGACAACAACAGCAAATGTGTGAAAAGCGCGGGGACGGCCCGAAAATGCCGCAAGGAGGACAGATGGCACAAAGCCCTCAAGCCCAAAACCCAATGCCTGTCGCGATGCAAGAGATGGTCGCGGGCATTACGAAAAATTTCCAATCGACGCTGGGGCGTTTGGAAGCAAAAATCAGCACCCTCGAAAAAGACCGAGGCGCGGAAGCCTGGCGGAAGCGTGTGAAAGCAGTGTGCGACACCGCCCCGATGCGGTTTCAGGACGAATTCGACGCGCTTATGAGCTTTTCTGACGACACCGGTAAAGCGAACTATTTGAAGATTCTGCAAAACAAAGCGGCGTCTTTTTACCATGAGCATCCAGCGACCGCGTTCGCGAAAACTATCGACCCCGAAGACAAGCTGTTCCAGGAGTTCCCGCAGAAAGACAGAAAAAACGCCATTTTGGCGGCGAATATTTACGCGCAGACGGTCATCAAGTTCCAAAATGAGCCGGAGGCGCTGCGCCAATTCCAAGAATTTTACCCGACACAAAAAGATTTTGTCACCAACATGGTCGAACGCATCGAGTACGAGCCGAACATTTTGCAGACGATCACCGAAAACTAAAAAAACAAAAACAAAAGATAGGAGGTCATATAAATGGCAGACCCTACAGTTTCTCCGAATGTGGTCTTTACGCCCCAGCCGCACCCGGTAGCGAAAAGCCCGATCAAAAATCTTGAGGCGTTGGTGGTGAGCGGCTTCGTTGCGCTCAACCGAGCTACTGCCGCGCAAGAGTTTGCGAAAGCGGGCCCGAACCTAATTTCTACCGGCGTAGTGATCGGCAGCCCTACGACTCAAGAGGGAAGCCTTACCGGGGACGGGACTAAGCAAGTCGTCGCCCGGGGCGGATTCGCAATAAAATACCCCGTCACCGGAGCAAGCGCCGTTACCGATATCACTAAATCGGTCTATGCGGTCGACGGACAAACGCTGTCGCTTACCAAACCGGCAGCCGATGCCGTGCCCGTCGGGTTCGTGCAAGAGTGGCTTTCTGGCACCACTTGCATGGTTTACCTTTATTCGCTCGCCGAAGCGTTGCTTGTCTCCCAGGTGGCAATTAGCCAGGACGTTTTCTTGACCCGAGTTCCGTCCAAGTCTCTCGAAGCCACAACCGCTCAAGACTTGTTGACGGCCCGCACCTTTCGCGGCCATTTTCTAATCGACAAGTTTTATGCTGTGTCCGCCGGGCACGACACGGGGATCGTTGCCGGTGCCCAAATTCTCAATCTCGAAATCGGGGCGGTAAATGTCACCGGCTCGGATTTGACGCTTGGCTTTGCCTCGGTTGACGGTGATGCCGACTTGGGCACGATTACCTCCGTGACGTGTTCGGCCCTGAACGAAGTACACGATGGCGACACTGTGAGCGTCGAGAGGCAGTCAGGCGGGACGGGGTTTACAGCCGCTAAAGTCGGCGCTTACGATCTTTTTATGAGCGTAGCTGCGCTCCCGGGAGCATAGGAGTAAATTATGCCAATACCTCATGCAAACATATCACAGAGCATTAAGGCAGGTGTGCAAGACTTTCTGGCCAACACCTGGCAACAAAAAATGCCCGAGTTTCGAGAAGCCGTGGACTACATGGTCCGGTGGATGCCGCCGACGAAGCCCAAGAATATTCGCCACGCGAGCTATGTGTGGAAAGACGCCGTGCCCGCTGTGGAGTACTGGCCGTATAACACGCCGCGCCTGCACAGCACATTCAAAGATCGGGTGATTACCGTAAGCAATTATGCCTATTCTTTGGTTCTCGACTGGGACCAGTTCGATGAAGAAGACGACCAGCTGACGGATATGCAAACGCATGTGCAGACGTCTATATTGCGCTACGGGCAACTTGCTATCCGCAGAGCCAGCGAATATTTAACTGGCGTTCCGTCCCTGAATCCAGAGCTTGTTCTAGCCTGGGACGGGGTGGGTTTGTTTTCGACTGTTGACGGCGACGGAGCAAATCGGTTTTCTGCAGTCAACGGCAATCTGCTCGCAGGGTCTGGTTTGACTCCTGCTGCAATCATAAACGACATCGGAGTAGCGCAACGGCAATTTTTGCGCTACAAGGACCCGGCTGGTCAGCCGCTCTACGACGAGAGCGACGTTGACTATAACAAGCTGCGCTGTGTGATTCCGGTCGACCTAAATCAGGCGTTCCAAAAGTCTTCAGATCAAAAAGATATACGAAGCGATCCGTTGTCAAACACGGCGGAAAGCAACTACATCCAAGGCAAGTTCAAGTATACGATAAACTCATATTTGACTGCTGCAACAGAGTGGTATATCTGCGTAGACCATCCGGTTTACAAGCCCTTCGTTTATAGAGCGCCGGGAGACGAAAAGGGCGCGATTCGCTCGATCATCGCCGATATGAACAACTCAGATCGGTCGCGGGAAACCAACATAAACGGCACGTACACCGACATCAGAACGGCCCTCTCGCCTTACTTCCCGGCGTCTATTATCAAGTTCACCAACTAAAAACAAACTCGAAGAAAGGGGTTTTTCATGAGTGGCGCAGTACACGTTCCCATGACTACTCGACCAAGGCCGACGGCGTCGCAAGAGGTCGCGGTATTGGCGTTGGAGCAATTGCCCGAGTCGACCGAGGGCGAGGCCGAAGAGGTTTATGTCCTCGGAGTCGTCTCGGGATCTCCAAAAGATTTTTTTGACGTGCCGACCAAAGAGTACGTTTTCGGCTTCAAGAAATTTATTTATCCGACCTCCGCTAGTCTTAAGGGCAACGAGCGGAAAAGGATTCCGGCAGGCCTGCCACAAATTTACCTGACGGAAAACCAGGCCGTGTTTTTACAAAAATTGTTGGCTAAGAGGCAAGAGGTTTTGCCCCGGCGCTACAATCCCGCCTGGACAGGAAAAGAAGACAGCGCCGAGCCTCGCCATCTCGAACGAGAGGTCGTGACTGTCGGCGAGTGGGTTTTCCTCGAAAAACAGGCCGATTATAACCCCATGGACATGGAGAAATATTCGGCGCGTCGTCTCCCGGTCGAGGCAAAAGAGGCATCTAAAACGATGATCGAAGACGCCGAAAAAGGGGTATATGAAATCGCAGGGAAGAAGAAAAAATGAGCGTGTTGACAGATGCCGTCAAGGCCCGGTTCGGAGGGCAGATTCTAAAAAACCTGACTAATGACGACCCCACCCCGACTACAATCGACGACGCAAAATTGTTGGCGGTGTCTGGCGATGCTGTGAATTTTTTCGAGCAAGAAGCCGGGATACCTTTTGACGAGACACAAGGGCAGCACATTACGATTTGTGCTGAGGGGACAGTTGCATATTTGGAGAGATACAAGGGGCGAGACGTCGCGCTGATGGACAAGCGGTGGCGCAATTTTCTAGGCGCTTTGGCCGGGTATCGCAACAAGCTTGTTCCACTCCCAGGATCTGGGGCGTCTCTCATAAGGCCCACGAAGCCGACACAAGAAACAAGGCCCGACATGGATCGCAACCGTCCAGCATTCCAGCCTAAGTCGGGGTTTTCATCCATCGAGGAGGTAAATAAATAATGGCGAGGTTCGTAGAGGGTGTTGTTTCCGGATCGCTCCAACCAGGATCGACAGCGACTGTCGACCTTGCAGAAGGGGACACCGGATCAGACTTGGCTGCAGTCACAGAGGTGCCTGTGACTAACCGAGATATTGCTATAAACATTTCGCTCTCCGTGACGGCCCGAATGGTACGCGATGTAAGTGTTGCAGCTGCCAAGGTGGCACTCGGTGCAGTCGCAACTAGACAGACATTGCTTGCCGGGGAATATTCTATACCCGTGGCTGCGGGAGACGAGTCTTTGTTTTTTTCCGAAGCCGGTGAGGCCGGTGTTGCTACTGCTGCACTGAGCTATCACGTGATCGAGGATGTCGGATAATGGCCGCAACAAAAGCACAGTTGTGGGATCAATTCTTGCAGCTAATAAAAATCATCGATGAAAAATACAAGTATGGCGCTGTCAACGCCAGCAATTTTCTCGGCATGGTCGACGCCTGGAAGGCTTTCGCGGCTGCCGGGGACAACACCGGCGCGACACAACAGACGCTTACCAATATGCGAGCAACTCTGTCAAGCCAAATCGCGGGTGGCGCCGGGCTGATGCAGCCTGTTCTGGTTGAGTTGGCGAAAATAGGCTATAATTCCTCTGCGTCTAGCGCGGCTGTTGCACTTGACGACATCAAGCAGGGGATGGTTGACGCAGCAGAGACCGTAAAAGAGCGCAACTTTACGTTCGGCGCGCTTGTCGTGGGGGGCAGCAACAACGGAAACGGAACGGTGTTGCGTGTATATAACGACAAAGACGATATCGAGATTGAGGCAGCCGCGCCGGATGCCGGGATTACGAAAATTGAGATTGCCAAAGACTTCTCAGCCGGGCGCACCAGGGGCAACGAGGAGGCCAGAATTTTCGGGGCGGGGCAGTTCGCTACCGACCAGCTGGCTATCGGCAACACGCCCAGTCAGTCTTCGCAGATTTTCGCGAAAACTGCGGCGCAAGGGCTTATCAAAAACGGTAGCTTCAGCACGTCGTCTGGCAGCGGTGCCAGCCTTGCATTCGCGGACTGGACGCTATCAGACGCTACCGATTTCGCCGAAAGGCTAAAGGCCACCGGGCCGGTTTTCCGGGGGACGCAGTGTCTTGACATGACCTTTGCAAGCAATAACACTGCAAGCATCTTGCAGTATCTTGACCAGGTAACGATTGACCCGGCTCGTCCGATAATGGCAGCGGTGAGGTTTCAGCGCGAAGCATCGTGCGATGGGACGTTGACGCTGCGCGTCGGGTCGAAAACTGAGGCCGTCACCTTGTCGGCCCAAACGGGTTGGAATTTGTTGACTATCATCGACACAAACCCCAACTATGCCTGGTACGACTCATTTAAAGAAGACGACACCGTATCGAGTACCGGGGCCGGGATCAGAATTAAACTTGACGTGGCGAGCAGGACAACGGGCAACCTTTTAATCGATGAGTTTGTTGTCGTCCAGATGGACCCGTTCGACGGAAAATGGTATTCCGTTTTGGCCGGAGAAGACTCCAGCGAATTT